ACAACCACAAATACAACTGTTGCTGATACACGAATTAAAGGTGTTACCTATTCAGGTATTGGTACATTTACAATTACTGGCAGTCAAACTGACGAGCATGGCAATACAAATGGTAACAACATTAAATTTGTTGCAACAACTGTAGTAGATGCAGGTGAAATATATATTCCAGACTATGGTATTAAAACCTATGGTGTTGTAAAAGTTTCTGCCCCAACCTCAACTGCAACAGTAGCAATTTATTATGGCTAATTATACTTATCTTGTGGATGATATTTCACAAGCCGCAGAAAATGATGGCTCAGAATTTCTCAACTATATTCCCAAGATGGTGAATAGAGCAGAAGAAAGACTTACTCGTGACCTAGACGATTATGGTTTGGTTACATATACATCTGTGGCTGTGTCTTCAGGAGTAAATCAGGTTACTCTACCATCTGGTACACGCATTGTAAAAAACTTTAATGTGATAGCCAATGGCACACGAATCAATCTATTGCAAAGAACAGATGAATACATTCGGGATTACTGGCCTGTAAGTGCAAGTACTGGTACACCAGAATATTATGCAAGGCGTAATAATACAACTGTTCTTATTGCTCCTACACCTGTCTCAAGTTTTGATGGTGAGGTGGTACATATCTCAAGACCTACCACATTGGCTTCGGCTACACCAAATAATTATTTTTCAGACTTTTGCTATGATGCGTTGTTTAATGCCTGTATGGTTGAAGCAATGGTCTTTATGAAAAATTACAACGCAATTCAACTTTTTGAACAACGGTATCAACAAGCAGTCGATACTTTAAGAAATCAAGCAAGACGTACACGTAGGGATGATATGCAAATGCCAGCAAGCCCTGCAGGTGCAGACAACAATCTAATAGTAGGAGCAAATTAAAATGGCTTATAAAGTAAAAAGTGGTGACACGCTGTCACAAATTGCAAAGAAGAATGGAACAACTCTTCAAGCTCTTCTTGCAGCAAATCCAAACATTAAAAACGCAAACATGATTCGCGTTGGTCAATCTATTAAGATGCCAAAGGCTGGTAGCGTTCCTGGTAATACCAAAGGTAGTCCTTATGGTCGTATGTCTAAAACTATGATGAACATGCTTAAAGGCACTAAGGGTCAGCAAGAAGCCGTAACATCTGCACTTCGCCGTGAGGTAAAAGATTCAGGTGCGCAGACTACACCTACACCTAAAAAGGCTAAAGAAATTCTTAATGCACCTTATGATGCAATGCGTGAACGTGCAATGAAAAAGAAACCTAAAAAGAAACCATCTTCAAACTCTGGTAGCATGAGTGGTCTTCGTGCAGGTGACGTTGCTGCTAAAAAAGGTGGTATGGTTAAACGCAAGATGGGCGGTAAACTTGGTTGTGGTGCAGCCATGCGTGGCTATGGAGCAGTAAGAGGTAAATAAAATGGCTAAAGATAAAAAATCTAGTGAAGACCGTGAATACGAAGAACTCATGAAAGAACTTCAGGATGCTCAAGATGATAAGTTTCTTCTTGACCCTGACTTTGATGAAATGGGTTACGCATACGGTGGCAAAGTCATGAAAAAGAAATATGGCGGTAAGATGCGTGGCTACGGTAAAGCACGTTATCGTAGGCCATAGTTATGCCATTAAAATCAGGTAAATCGGCTAAGACAGTTAGCAAGAATATTCGCACACTTAAAAAAGAGGGTAAGCCTCAAAAGCAAGCGATTGCTATTGCGCTGTCTAAAGCTGGTAAATCTAAAACTACTGTTAAGAAATCTAAAGGTAGCACCGTTAATAAAGCAGGTAACTACACTAAGCCTACCATGCGCAAGCGTTTATTTGAAAGTATTAAGGCTAGTGGTAAAGGTGGCAAACCTGGTCAATGGTCTGCACGTAAAGCACAAATGTTAGCTAAACAATATAAAGCCAAAGGTGGTGGGTATAGAAGCTGATGGAAAATACAAAACTTCCTATTGCACTTGTAGTCGCAATGGTACTACAAATTTCTGGTGGTGTTTGGTGGGTAAGCCAACAAGCGGCTACTATTAGCAGTCTCAAAGAAACTGTTGAGGCTATGTCAAGTCGTATGGCAATTGAAGACCAAGTTAATCTTAAACGTGACGTTGCACGTAACTATGAAGAGATTGACATGCTGTGGGAAGATATGGAAATGGCTGCAGGTCATATGGAGCGTATTATTGATTTACAGCAACGTGTAACAATTCTTGAGAAAGAAATTGGATGGATGCAAAATCCAATGCACTAAATGGAACATGTATTTTTACTATTAGTGTATCTTGGAACAGGGGATACAAAAAGACTAACAAGTAATGATATGTATTTCTGGAATATAGATAGATGTAATTATTTTGCAAGTGAAATAACAAAACGATATGGTAACTATAGATATTATGATTACTTAGAACCTGAAGACAGAGTTACTGCTTATTGTGTTCCTAAGTATATAGATACACAAAAAGTGAGAGTTTATTAATGGACCCTGTTACAGCCATGGCAACTGCTTCGGCAGCATTTAATACAATTAAAAAAGGTTTTGCTGTAGGTCGTGACATTGAACAAATGGCATCTGACTTAGGTAGATGGATGGGAGCTTTGTCTGATATTGAACAGGCAGAGAAAGAAGCAAAAAACCCTCCTATATTTAAAAAGTTATTTGCTAATAAATCTGTTGAGCAAGAGGCAATAGAAGCATTTGCCGCAAAACGTAAAGCTCAACAACAAAGAGATGAACTTAAACAATGGTTACAATTTACAGTAGGTTCAAAGGCTTGGGATGAACTTATTAAAATGGAAGGCCAAATTAGAAAGCAACGTCAAGAGACACTGTATAGACAAAGAGAGCGTAGACAAAAGTTTATCGAAATTATTGTAATAGGATTATCAATACTAACAGGTGCTGGTCTTTTGTTTTTACTTGTATATATTATGAATAACAGGTAGAATATTGTATATAAAAAATTAAAGTGTTATAATAGGATAATTACATGGCATTAAAGAAATCTCAAAGGAGTTTGAAGGCTTGGACAAAACAAAAGTGGAGAACCAAAAGTGGTAAGCCATCCACGCAGGGTTCAAAAGCAACAGGTGAGCGTTACCTACCAGAAAAAGCTATCAAGGCGTTATCCTCAAAAGAATATGCGGCAACGTCTGCAGCAAAAAGAAAAGGAACTAAATCTGGAAAGCAGTTTGTTAAGCAACCTAAAACTGTCGCAAGAAAAGTTAAACGGTATAGGAAATCAACATGAGCAGTAAATATCCTGGCGTTAAACGTCTACCTAGTGGAGGAATAGAATATCGTGGTAAAAAGTTTGCTGGCTTCAATAAGCCTAGAAAATCTGATAGGGCTGGTAAAAAAGGTATGGTCCTTGCTAAAGAAGGTGATAGAATTAAACTCATACATTATGGTGATTCTTCAATGGGTCACAACTATTCTCCTGCTGCTCGTAAATCATTTAAAGCACGCCACGCTAAAAACATTGCAAAAGGTAAAATGTCTGCTGCTTATTGGGCTGATAAAAAGTTGTGGGCTGGTCCTGGTGGCAGTAAGAAGGCTCCGCCTAAAACTCAAACACATAAAAAATATGGAAAAGGAAAAGCATAATGGCTGATAAAAAGAAAACTCCAACACCACCGATGTCAAAGAAAAAAGCATTTGCTAAACATAAAAAAGCTACAGGAAGCTATCATAAAGCTGACCCACTTCATCCTATGAACCGCGAACTAACTGGTCGTTCTATAGTAACAGTTAAAAAATCAGGTGGAAAAGTAGGTTGTGGAAATAACAGGCTTTATTAAAAATGGCTATTGGTCGCTCAAGTGTTGGACAACAAATTACAAAGCCTGGCGTAAAAAGAAAAAAGCCTCGCATCAACTACCAAGAGCTACTGAAGAAATATCGGTCTGGCAAAAGCGTTGGCGCAACAAATTTAGCCCGATTAAAAGCACGTGGTCTGGTGGCTCGTACAGGCGGTAAGTATAAGGGCAAGAAAAAAGATTTAGGAAATAGAGGTAAGTCATAATGGCATCGTCAGGTACATACAACTTCTCAATGGACATTGACGAAGTTATTCAAGAAGCAAGTGAAATGATTGGTGGAGAGCAGACACTTGGTCATGAACCAAAATCTGCAAGACGCTCCATCAATTTGCTTTTACAGGATTGGCAAAACCGTGGTGTAATGCTTTGGTCAGTAGGTACATCAACTGTATCATTGACTACAAGTGTAACATCTTATGCTTTTGCAAGTGCAACTGTAGATGTTCTTGAAGCTGTACACAGCCGTGATGGTCAAGATATTCAACTTGAGCGTATCTCAATGGAAGAGTATCTCAAGATACCTAACAAAGGTCAGACAGGTCGTACCACACAATACGCTATTCGCAATGGTCGTGACTTTCCTACAATGCACCTTTGGCCTATTCCAGAAAATTCTACAGACACAATTAAAGTAGAAACCTTTACTTATCTTCAGGATGTTAATAAATCTGCTGTACAAACGGCAGATATTTCTCGTAAGTTTCTTCCATGTCTAACTGCAGGTCTTGCCTATAATATGAGCATGAAACGTCCTGGTGTTGACATGGCTCGTATTTCTATGCTTAAAGCAGAATATGAAGAGCGTATGGCACGTGCAATGGAACAGGAC